ATCCTTGAGGCTATCGCAACCGGTGATCCATTAGCTCTGGTGTTACGCGACCTGTGTCACCTGAACACGAAGCAGGAATATGCCAGGGTGTTACGTTGGATCATGAAGGATGAAGACCGTAAGGCTGAGTATTATCTCGCGCAGGAGATTGGTACTGAGCTGATGGCCGATGACGCCATGCTAGCAGCGGATGGTCTTGACTCGGACGGGAGTATGAGTATGGATGATGTCCAGCGCTCGGCCTTACGGGTGAACACTCGGAAATGGTTAATGTCGTGCCGCAATCGTAGGCGTTATGGTGATGTTAAGCAGGTTGAGCAGAATGTAACCTTGTCGATTGCGGATGCGATGAGTGAAGCTGACAGGCGGCTTAGTGGCGCGAAGGTAATTGAGGGCGAGGTGATTAAGTGAATATAGCGCCGAAGGTGGGGCCATCGGATAAAGAACAAGAGTTAATGGCTAAGATATGGTCATTCAAGTATGACCCTGAGGGCTTCGTGATGTATGCGTTTCCGTGGGGTGTCAAGGGTCAACCACTGGAGAGGATCAAAGGGCCCGATCGGACGTGGCAGAGGAAGGAATTTGAGAAGATTCGTAATCACCTGCTGATACAAGCAGAGAAGGTTAAAATCGGGATTAACCCAGAACCGTATTACTTATCCATATCGAGCGGGCGAGGTATCGGGAAATCAGCGTTTCTGGCGATGCTGAATGCGTGGTTTGCTTCCTGTTTCCCGGGAGGTACAGCGATTGTGACCGCGAACACCGAGACGCAGTTACGCTCAAGAACGATGGCTGAGATCGGTAAATGGCACACCATGATGATCAATCGTCACTGGTTTAATAAATCAAGTATGAGCTTGAAGCCGAACGCTTGGTTTGCTGAGTTACTACAGGATCAGTTGAAGATGGACACTCAATATTATTATGTCGAGGCTCAATCATGGAGTGCTGAGAACCCTGATGCGTTTGCAGGCGCTCACTCGCAGATCGGCATGATGGTTTCATTCGATGAGGCATCGGGTATTGATGATCCGATATGGAACGTGACCGAGGGCTTCTTTACAGATCTATCGCCTGTGCGGATATGGGTGAACATATCGAACCCGCGCCGTAACACCGGTCGGTTCTTTGATTGTTTCCATAATGACAGTGAGTATTGGAATACTCGGTATGTGGACTCTCGTAGCGTCGAGGGTGTTGATAGGGCGGTGTATGATCGTATCGCAGGTAAGTATGGTGAAGATCACGATGTAACTCGTGTCGAGGTGAAGGGAGAATTTCCTCGCACCGGTAGTAATCAGTTCATCAGTCGTGAGCTGGTCGATGATGCAACGGTTCGTGAGCTGACTACCGACAACGGTGCGCCTTTGATTATGGGGGTGGACGTTGCACGCTACGGTGATGATGAGAGCGTGATCCGATTCCGACAAGGACGTGATGCTCGGTCTATCCCTCGTATAGCGTTCAAGGGTTTAAGCACTATGGCGCTGGCGGACAAGGCAGCGGGCCTGATTGATGATTATAAACCCGATGCCGTGATGGTCGATGGTGGCGGTGTAGGAGGCGGGGTGGTTGATCGACTGCTGCAATTGGGTTATCGGGTTATTGAGGTGCAGAGTGGAGCGAAGGCGGAAGATGCTGATAAGTACCTGAACAAGCGGATTGAGATGTGGGATGATATGAAAGCTTGGTTGGATACGGGGTGTATTGATAATGCGATAGAAGTTACTCAAGACCTCACAGGCCCTGAGTATCAGATCGACCAGCGAGGCCGCATGAAGCTTGAGACGAAGGACTCGATGAAGAAGCGGGGACTTAGCTCTACGGATGATGGTGACGCGTTAGGCTTGACATTTGCGGTGAAGGTTGCTCGCAGAGATATGCGTACTTCTAAATATCGTGGTATGATGTCAAGAACAGCAATTGCAGACTATGATGTGTTTAGTACATAATGGTCACTATTTAAACCGAGGACGGCCCCATGTCAGCACTGTTTAGCAAACCTAAAATGCCTAAGATGCCTGAGGCGCCTGAGGCACCTGAACCCGTTCCTACGGTGGCGCATGAGCAGGTGCAGGGTAAAGTGGATAAAACCCGTAAACGTGAGCGTAGTGCCAGAGGCAGAGCGTCTACAATGTTAACGGGTGGGGCGGGTGTTACCCAGTCTGCTCAGATCGGTACTAAGAAACTACTGGGTCAATAGGGACTTACCGTCTGCGGACGTGGAAGCGATGAGCAATCGTGTCTTTTTTAAGAATCTGGTGTATATTTAAAATACCGCGCAACGCTGTGCGGTATTTTATGAAGGATAATGTTATGACAATGGAATCTGGACAATACGACTCATCAGCGATTCTAATGAATCGTGGTTTAAACGGTGGTTTTGGTTTTAATAGCGGAATTTCCGGTGGGGAATAGCTGAAATTCTTGCTAACCAAGCGTCTGTCACAGCAGTATCTGACGCGGTAGCAAACGCAGTGCAGAACTCGAAGCTTGATCGCTTACTTGATGGTCGCGTTGCTTAATAGTGTTTAACTAATATGGGAGGGGGCTTAACGGCCCCCTATTTTAGGAAAAGCTATGCTAAATATTAAAAGTATACTCGAACGGTTATTGCACGAAGTTACTAACCAAACAGGACGTGTCGAAGTCAAAGACTGGGAGTGCATCCTTGATACTAAGACGGGCGTTGAAATCTACATTTATGACAATTCACTGCACGCAGCACGAGACGGGAAAGAAGTCATTCGGTCAGATGGTTTTACCGAGCAGGAAAAAGCTGTAGTGTGGAAAATTAAAGAAGTTATCGCAGGCCCTGAGAAGATGAGAAAGAGAGCTGAGGAATACCCTAGTGTCATTGTGCACCAGCGTGAGGCATTCGCAGCTCATTTTGAGAACCCTCAGCCGGTTGCTAGTATTGTCGTAGAAGAAGAAGGAACAGAGGAGTACAAAGGCTAGACCGTAACGCTTTTTTATCACTACCGTAGTGACTAAGGATGTAGCTGGGTAATGTTACCACACGATATTTCGCCGCTAAGAGTGGCGGGTTTATGAAGAATATAGGTAAAGGGATGACTCGATGAATGTTGAAGACCTACTGAATAACTACTCATCCCTCAAAGGTGGTCGTGGTACTTGGGAGTCACACTGGGAGGAGATAGCAGAACGTATTCTTCCTAGGCAGACTGGTTTCTTAGGTGACCGCACCGCCGGTGAGAAGAAGACTCAGCGAATCTTCGACTCTCGTCCTATGATAGCACTTGATCGGTTTGCTAACGTCATGGATTCGATGATGACGCCTCGCCAATCGAAATGGCATGAGCTATCTACCAACGACAATGTTTTAAATAAAGACGCCTCGGTTAAAGCCTGGTTCTATGAAGCTAATCAGATTCTCTACGATATGCGTTATTCACCCAAGGCAAACTTCGCAGGTCAGAACACGGAACGCTGGATCTCAATGGGTGCCTTTGGTACAGGATGTTTGTTCATCGACTTCATGCCTGGCGTAGGACTTCGGTACAGAAATGTTCATCTTAAAGACTTATACTTCGGTGAGAACCATCAGGGTATTATCGACGTGGTTTACCGTTCGATTAATTTTAACGCACGGCAGGCAGCTCAGCGTTTCGGTGAGAAGAACCTACCTGAGGAAATCAAGAAAGCCTTAGAGGATTCCAAGAAATCTGAGCAGATGTTTGAATTCGTTCATATAGTAATGCCGCGTGAAGACTACGATCCTAATCGCGCAGATGCTAGAGGCAAGCCTTGGGCGTCGATCTATGTGGCGGTTAAGGGTAAAGAGATGGTACAGGAGGGAGGTTATACATCGTTCCCTTACTCCATTAGTCGCTACGTTACAGCGCCCGGCGAAATCTACGGTCGCGGCCCTGCTATGACCGCACTACCTGACATTAAAATGCTTAACGAGATGGCTAAGACCGACATTCGTGCAGCTCATCGATTAGTTAGCCCAGCGTTATTGGTCAACGATGAGGGAATCTTAGGCGGCGGTGCGATGAAGATCGACATGCGTCCTGATGCTATAAACTACGGAGGCATTGATAAGAACGGTCGCCAGATGGTGCAGCCTCTTAATACAGGCGCTCGTGTCGATATATCAGAAGCTAAGATGGAACAGCGCCGTACCAGTATTGATGACGCGTTCTTGGTTACACTGTTCCAGCTTCTTGTCGAAACACCTCGAATGACCGCTACCGAAGCACTTATTCGCTCTCAGGAGAAAGGTATGCTGCTCACCCCCACGATGGGGCGGCAGCAGTCGGAAGCGTTAGGGCCTCAGATTGAGCGTGAGCTTGACCTACTGATGTTCCACAACGTGCTGCCTCCTATGCCCGCTATGCTAGCTGAGGCCGGTGGTAGCTATGAGATTGCATACACGTCACCTATGAGTCGTATGCAGCGTGCTGAGGAGCTGGTGGGCGTACAGCGTACTATGGAGCTTCTGACACCGTTTGCTAATATCGACCCAACCGTACTGGACATTATCGAACCGACACGATTAGCCAGACTTACCGCCGAGGTGTCCGGTGTACCTAATCCGGTTATGCGTACAGAAGAAGAGCTTGAAACGCTTCGTCAGCAGCGTGCTGAGCAAGAACAGCAGCAGCAGGCTATTGATGCAGCGCAGCCGCTTGCGGGCGCTATGAAGGACGTGGCTCAAGCACAGTCTATATCAAGGGGTTAGAATGCTGCATAAAATAAAATCAATAGTTTTCTATAGAAGTACCAGTTATAAACATACCTTCAATAACCCCAATGGTGAGAAGGTGTTAGCGGATCTAAAACGATTCTGTTACGCGGTCACTCCGACCGCTGACATAAACAACCCCAACGCTACTTATTTAGCTGAGGGTCGCCGTGAGGTGTGGTTACGAATACAAGCCCACCTCAATTTATCAGACGATGAGATATATAATCTAGTCGAGGATTACGACAATGAGTGATAATGCTACTGCCGCCTTAATGGGCGATAACGGTGGTGCTGGTGATACCAGTGCCTCAGATAAGGTACTGGATACAAACGCAGCTTCCGATACAGGTACTGCGCCGGTTACTTCACCTACAGAGAAGACATGGACGGCGGGTTTAAATGAAGACTCACTCGCCTATGTTAATAATAAAGGATGGGATTCACCCGATAAGGTACTTGAAAGCTATCGCCAGTTGGAGAAGTTTGCGGGCGGTAGTAAGAACCTGCTAGAGCTACCAGGTGATGAGGCCAGTGCTGACACAATGGACGCGTTCTACGGTAAGCTAGGTCGCCCTGATACAGCGGAAGGTTATTCATTTAAAGCGTCAGAAGGCGCTGATGCTGACTTGGACGGATGGTTCCGTAACACTGCTTACGAAATGGGATTATCGGATAAACAAGCCGCCACGTTGTACGACTCGTATAATGAAAAGGCAGGTAGTCAGATGGAGTCGATGGTCAACCAACGTGCTGAGCAGGCTGAGGCTGACGTTAAAGCGATTCAGAAAGAATGGGGTCGCGACTATGAGAAGAACCTGGACGCTGGTCGCATTGCGGTAGAAGCGCTTGGGTATGATCAGGAAGCCTTGAGTCAGTTTGAAGAGAAGCTAGGCACTGCCGATATGCTTAAACTGATGTCAACAATCGGCTCAAAGATGGGCGAGGGTGACTTTCATGTCGATGGTAATAATGGCGGCTTCGGTACATCGCCTGCGTCAGCACGTGTGGAAATCGAACAACTAAACTTAGACGACTCTTTCCAGAAGCGTTACTTATCAGGTGATAAAGACGCTGTTAGTAAAATGAGCCGATTAATGAGTAAAGCGTATGGATAATTCAACGATACGGCTTGAGCTGATGAAGGTACTGATCCCTCAAGCCGCTAGAAATGCGATTTTAGACCCTGACATGTTAATCGAAAAGTGTACATCCTTTGAGAGATATGTGCTAGGCTCTACATATAGCGGGGAATCACTGACCCCTCAAACCACAGGTGAGAAGTCTAGCCCTCAGAAGAGACAAGCTATTAAGACTTCCGCTAAAGGAACAGACCCCACTCATGTGGATAAGTCGAATCAATCAGTATAGATTTTACTTAAACGAGGATTAACACATGAGTGTTGAAATTACTACTGCATTTGTTCAGCAGTACCGTAATAACGTTCAACTGTTGTTACAGCAACGCGGTTCCAAACTGCGTGAATGTGTGACAGTGGGCGATTATATGGGTAAGGCAGCTAAGGCTGTTGAGCAAATTGGCGCGGTTTCCGCGCAGAAGCGTACCACCCGTCACGGTGATACTCCACTAATCTCGACTCCACACGATGCTCGTTGGGTTTTCCCGACTGACTACGAGTGGGCCGACATGATCGACGATCAAGATAAGCTCCGTATGCTTATTGACCCTACTAGCCCATATGCTGTTAATGGCGGCATGGCACTAGGACGTTCAATGGATGACGATATTATTGCGTCAGCATTCGGTGTATCTAAGACCGGCGAGAACGGTACGACTAACACCGCTTTCGATACCGCTAATCAACAGATCGCTGTTAGTGCTACAGGCTTAACTGTCGCTAAGTTAATCGAAGCGAAAGAAATCCTGATGGCTAACGAAGTCGATGTTGATATGGATGAGTTGTACATCGCGGTAACCGCCAAGCAGTTATCTAATATGCTGGGTACTACCGAGGCCACTAGCTCCGACTATGCGTCTGTTAAGGCATTGGTTGAAGGTAAGGTCGGTACATTCATGGGCTTTAACTTTAAGCACATTGAACGTCTTGGTGTTGATGGCAGCTCTAACCGTCGAGTGATTGCGTGGGCGAAGTCTGGTTTACACCTGGGTATCTGGAACGACATTAATGCTCGTATCTCCGAACGTGATGACAAGGGTTATTCAACTCAGGTCTATGTGAAGGGTACTTTCGGTGCTACGCGTATCGAAGAAGGCAAAGTCGTTGAAATTCTTTGCAGCGAATCATAGGGGTATAACTAATGGCTATTACCACTCAATACTCCACGGAGTATGATACAGCGTATATCAGCAAGACCGGCAATCTGGACACAACTCAGATGCACGGTCGAGTACGATGCGCTTACTTTACACACGATCAGTCTGGCGCAGGTGATGCTGCTAGCTCGATTGCGTTATGCAAATTACCGGCGGGTCGGGTTCGTTTACTCGGCCGTCAGTCTGAGGCATACGTTAACTGGACTACAGGTCTTGCCACTCTGGATCTTGGTTGGGATGCTTATACCAGTCTGGAAGGCGTAGCTGTAACGGCTGACCCTAACGGTATCGACGATGGTGTTAACGTTGAGGCAGCAGGCTTTCAATCGCTCGGTTCAGCACTAACGGCGACCGGTGGCACTAAGGTGTTTAATTCGCAGGACGGTGTAGTTATCCGCGCTACGTCTCAGGACACCGCCATTATCGACGGTAATGATCTAGTGGGTTGTCTGCTCTATGTGGTAGACTAATCACCTATGCGGGGGCTTCGGCCCCCTATTTTCTATTGAGGGGATTACATGGCGTCCGTTATTGATGTATGCAACCGAGCGTTAGATAAGCTAGGTCAAGACCCCATCACCAGTTTAGATGACGGTAATAAGTCAGCTAATCTATGCAAGCGTACATGGCCAATTATTCGAGATCGGGCATTAAGAGCCTACCCTTGGAATTTTGCTGTAAAGCGTGTCGCAACCGCTCCATCCACCGAGACACCTTCTTGGGGGTTCAAGTACAACCATCCTATACCTACAGACTTTTTACGATTGATTGAGATTCGGGACTTGCGTTCCACTGACTATCAGGTCGAGGGTAATAATATATCAGCTTATGATTCTGTTCTTTATATTCGGTATATTTACAGAGTTGAAGACCCTAATCAGTATGATTCATTGTTCATCAGTGCTGTTGCTGCGCTACTAGCCGCCGAAATGTCTGAATCATTTACTCAAAGTAATCCCAAGGCTCAGAAGGCATGGGGTGAGTACGATGCAGCAATGATGGAAGCACGTCGAGCAGATGCACAGGAGAACCCTGTAGTCCTAATTGAAGAAGATAGCTGGATCAACGCGAGATATTAAATGAAAGCGTCCCCTATTCAGACATCGTTCAACGCGGGTGAGTTATCGCCTCAGCTTAAAGGGCGTCCGGATTTAGATAAATATAAGAATGGCTGCGAGGTGATGGAAAATTTCATTCCTCAGATTCACGGGCCTGCTGAGAAAAGACCCGGTACTCGATTTGTCGCCGAGGTTAAAGACTCTTCAAAAATCGCCAAGCTGATACCGTTCCAATTTAACGAAGACCAGGCTTACATATTAGAGTTTGGTGACGGGTATATCCGATTCTATAAGAACGGAGGCGTGATTCTCAGTGGTGGTGTGCCTTATGAGATAGCCAGTCCTTACCTAGAGGCAGACTTTAGACATATCCGATATGCTCAGTCAGCAGATGTTATGTACATCGCCAACCGTAACCACACCCCCTACAAGCTCGCTAGAACGGGTGACGCCTCGTGGACACTTGAGAAGATCGTATTCAAATGGCCCGCGTTTAGCGATGATAATGTGAGCGCGGTAACCATAACCGCCTCAGCCGTAACAGGTAGTGTCACACTAACGGC